TTATTCTTTCTTACCATTATCTAGTTTAATCTCTATATTTTTCTTCTTAATTTGATCATATTGATCATTATTTAAATAATTGGCTGATTTCAACTCATCTATTGTTACTGTATTAGTATTCTTTTCATCCATATATAATTCAGCTTGTGTATTTAATTGAGTCTGCAACGCCTTATCATTTACAGTATTTGCATGCTTTCTCTGTGTACCTATATTCGGTAATATAATTAAAATTAATAAGCTAATAATAAATAAGACAATTGCCATTTCAATGTCATGTCCTAAATTTTTTTATTTCTAAAATCAAAAAAAGCCTATTTTTTAATAATAGCAACCGACTTATAACATGCTATCGTTAAAAATAGGCTATTTTTTAATATATAGAACGCTTTGAAGTTTTGCATTTTGAAAATGCTAAACCCCATATAAAACAAAAAAAGCCCACCTATAAAGGTGAGCTTGTAAAGTATAAACAAATAAAAAAACCAAAGGAATTTAAAAAGGAACTCCCCTGTAATGTTATTATACTATATTCAATTCTATTCTGTAAACTTACCCCAATAGTTCAAGCGTGTTCCATTTCTGTCTTCGCCTGTAGGTAAGTAACCGAATTGACCGTTTTCTCTAGGTTGTCTAATCCATACATATCCACCAGAGTGGCAAAAGGCATCGTACTTGACTACAGAACCTTTAGGCAGAACTCCAATCTTAGATGAATTTGTAGTAGCACCCCAACGTAATACAATTCCTTCATTAACAGTGATAGTAAACTTGCCGCTTTCCTTGAACCACTTAACACCTAAATCATCAGTCCATGAGTCATACTTAACGTTATTTTGACTAGGTGCTGGAGTTGGTTTAGGTGCATCTACTTTGACTTCGCTAGGGTTAAACAATTTAATTGCGTTGTCTGTTAAAGTAATAGATCCATCTACTTTATATCCAAGTAAGTTGTCTGTATGTTGCCAGCAGTCAACGTAATTAGCGCTAGGGAAATAGTTGAAATCTGGTACTCTTGGACCTGGTTGAGAACCTAGTGGATATGCTGCAAGCCAGAAGAAATCAGCGTACTTGTGAATTTCTTCAAGGTTGAATTGCGGTAGTAGATACTTGTATGTGTAGAAACCTGTATGATATCCAGCATTTCTTAAAGTTTGTAAGAATGCAATCACTGAACTTGTTGGCATACCTTTAATTTCAGCGTCTAAAATGAGTAAAGTTCCTGGCTGAACATTAGCATAGCGCTTAGCATTTGCGATAAAGTAGTTAGCTTCTGCAATTGCTGAACCGTCATTATAAAAGCGTCCAAAGTGATAGAAAGCAAAGCCATTAACTCCACCGCCAGCGCTACGGTCGATTAAGCTTCTGATATATGGATTTACATAGTTAGTGTTTTCTGAAATCTTAACAATAGCTTTTGTAGCTCCAATATTTTTATAATCTTGAACTGTTAATTCTGATTGAAAACTTGCTAAATCAATAACCACTTCTCTATTTGTCATTTCCTGTATCCTCCTTAATCTTAACTGTTGGTGTTAAATCTGATTTTTCATAAGCTGATTGAACGGCGGTGTGAATAGTCTTAGAGTCTAATTTATAGCCTTGCTTTTTCATCACATCGTTTACAATCATGCTTGCTTCATCAAACTTTTCTCTACCTGTCTTATCTTGGCTTACTAAGCTAGTAACTGCCATATCTGCTACTTGCTCTAGTAAAGTCCACAACGCTTTTGACTGTTCTGTTGAAGCATGTTGTGCTTTGTTATCCAAGATAGGCTTTAATTGCTTGAGTAAAAAAATAGCCAGTACAGATAATAAACCAGTCTGCACCAGCCATTCAATAATATCGTTGATAACTTTCATTTTCTCTCCTCCAATCGTTTAATTTTTTCTTCATGGATTATGATAGACTTTTCGTGTTCTTCTACTTCATGCTCTAATCTTTTTAAGTTTTTATGTTGTTCTTCAAAATTCCCATTAAGTTGTTTGATTGTATTGGTTAATTCCTTAAATTGTTGTTGTAGTGGGAATGTTCCAGCACTAATTGCATTATTAAGTACTTTAGCTCCATGTCTAATTAACCAGTAAACACCGCTAAAAATGACGGAAATAACCGCCAAAATTGAAGCTATCTCACTCCATGAGTATCCGAAAAGTAGGTGCATTAGACCACTTCCTTTCTAAAATTAACAATAATCCACAACCCAACCCACCCTATAAAATTGATTATTGTTTAGAGATTAGCTTCAACATTTTTTGACGTCCGTATTCATCGATTTTCTTGCGTGTTAAATCATCTAGTGTTGTGCCTTCTTGTAAATCTTCGTTCTTTAATTTAATAGTAAAGCTTGCGTAATTTTCGTTTTGTTCATCTTTACCATTAAAGTTCACGTTCACGTATTCTGTTGCACCGTCTGCATTAAATCCATAAGTTAAGTTAGTCATAATCATGTTTAACATAATTATTCACCGTCCTTTTCATTTTTTTTATTGTTTTCAAGTTCATTTTTCAAACGTTGAACTTCTGCTTCAAGTTCTTCGTTTTTTGTTTCTAGCAAAGCATTGTTGTATTCTGCTACTGCTAATTTGTTGATTAATTTTTGTGCTACTGTATTCATATTTACGTTGTTCATTTTGATTAATTCCTTTCATTCTTTAAATCTACTGTTTTTAATCTTACATTTTCATAATCTTTACGTTTTGCTTTTATTTCCCAAGCAAATTTAACATTAGGCTTATCTGATTTAACGATAAACATATTATCGTTTCTAGCAAACACCCAGACCTTAGCATCATCGTACGAACTCAAGAACACTTGATAAGGAACGCTTGTATTTACTGTTTCTAAAAATAATGGGTCAAGGTTGATAATCTTCACACCTTGCTTATCTGTCTGACTTTCTCCAATATCTCCAAAGTAGTATTCAGCCGTTTCATAAGCGTTAATAGCTATATAGCCTTTTGAAGAAGGAACAACTGAATTTTTAGAGCCATAAACGTGTAAATTTGTTGCATCTAGGTTTTCAATATACGTATATTTAATTTTACTTATGCTAACATCTGAAGCAGATATTGTTATTTTGTCATTATCACCTAAAATGGACGCTCCTAAACCGTCGCCGTTTGTACGTATAGCAAAAGTATGAGTATTCTTATATTCTCCAGCTTTCATATAAAGTTGTGGACCAAGATAATCTTTGTTTCTCCAATTTACTGGTCTTGTTTCTAAAGAAACATTATTACTTTTATCTACAATTTCTGAATATGTGAAACTCATCTTTCCTACATTAAAAACGTCAAGGTCCATCCCACTACCGTCGTTATAACCAATATTTGCGATTTGCTTACTAGGGTCTATCGAACTCAAATCCTTACTTATAAAAATGTTGCCATCAGTAATTAAAAGACCTCTAGTTTTCTTAGTATCTTGAATTTCTAAAAAACCATTTGTTAAATCTATTTTTAAATTCTTGTTGTTATAAAGTACACCTTTCTGAAAGGATACGTCGCCACTATCTAGGTTGATATTTAAATTTGCTCCACTGATTGTACCAGTAGTGATATTATTAGCGTTCAAGTTCGTTACGTTTATCTTTGAAGCGTCTAGAGTTTTAGTTTTCACTGTATTTGCGTTGATGTCCTTGATTAAAGCGTCTAGAATGACTGCGTTGTCTATTAATGTTTTACCAGTAATCTTAATACGATTACCACTCAGCATTACACCATTACCATTTATAGACACGCTACTGTTTTTAACATTCATGTTGAGGTAGTTAGCCATCTGAACAAACCTACTATTGCTCCCAGTCAGATAATCGCTAATAGTGCGTGTGTGGCTATCTGCCGTGTCGATAACTTGGTTGAGTTGGAGTTTGGTTGCTAGGTCTTCTGGAGCTGGAGAGTATGGAGTAGCTACTGTCCCTTTCTCTACTTTAAATTTCAACCATTGAAACCTTGCACCTTTGTTGACGTTATCAAATCGCCAAGCTACTCTCCAAAAACGGTTCTTCTTCATTTCGCTATCTATAGTAAATGTATACTTTTTAGACCCGCTTTTTAAATCTGTTCCTGTTTCCATGTTAATAGTAGTTGGAGTACCATAGAATTGACCACGCCCCCAGACTGTTACATCGCCATAACCTTGTAACCAACACTTTGCGTTGGTTGATGTTACACCACTGTATTGGTAAATAATTTGTACTGATACCCTATCCCCAACGCTCAACTCATCAAGATATACGTACGCTACATGCTTTGCGAAATTCGTACCACCATTAAACTCTTGTGTACCTACACCAGTCCAACTGTCAGAAGTGCCTCTAGCTAAATTCTTACCGCCACCATTAACCATTGGTGTAGTTGTTTTAACAACTTCTTGAGCAAAACCGTCAGAATTTTGTAAGAATGCCGCATTAGTTACTATCTTACCCATTGATTGCCACTGACTATCACCTTTAATGGCATTAACAGCGTCATTTTTAGCGTTAGTAATTTTGCTATATACTGTGCTAAATTCATTTGAGTTAGCGGTAATCTTACCAGATAAAACTTCAATCTTATTGTCTATATCTTCTGGAGCTGGCGACCAATCTGTTGCTATGTTGCCTTTCTCTAGCTTGATATTAGCTATATATAAACCACTTTGATTATTACCACTATTTCCATTATTATCAAATCTAATATAGCCTTCATCGCAATCGCCAGTATTAAATGTGACACTAACGTATTCAGCGTGACCGCCAGAATATTTACGTTCTCTCACCAGGCGTTTTATGACGTTAAAATTCGATGTTTCTCCATTCTTCCTACCCAAGAACCACGTATTAGAATTTGGCACATAACTATCTTCAAAAGCCCAGTAGCTTAATGTATAGTCAGTGTTTCGGTCAACTTTAATTATGTCACTACTAAAAATAGCTCCATTACCATTGGTGTTCCTATTAAGGAGTAAAAACAGATTTTCTTGTCCATTTTTCCAATACGAGTGTTTAGTAACCATTAAAATATCAGTTGAGCCATTGGCATTCCAACCCTTTGTATTTTGTGGGTTTCCACTGTTACGTACTAAGTTAGTTCCACCGACATTCAAGTTATCAAATCTAGCATTTAAACCGTCTACTGATACTTTGACATCAGCACTTTTAGCATATCCACTTAAATCACTAGCAATTAGTTTAGTTCTCAATTCTTGAGCAGTTTGCTCCTTGAATGAGTTATACTCACTTGTACCAACTTTAGTAGATAACTGTGAACTCAATGATTTAGCGCCATTTTTAATTGTGGTTATATTTCCATTGACATCTTTGAATTGTTGCTTAAATTGCTTAGAGTCATTTTGTAACGTTGAAATATTTCCTTGAGCGTCCTTAATCGATTGTTGCATACCATTTTCAGTAAGTTTAATCTGTGCTATGTCGCCTTTGTTAGTAGCTACTGTCGCATTCATACCATTTAAATCAACTCTAAGTTGTGCTACACGTTCAATTTCATCTTCTGGAGCTGGCGACCAATCTGTTGCTATGTTGCCTTTCTCTAGCTTGATATTAGCCAAAAATAAAACAGCGTCTTTGCCGACTTCTTTACTTCCATTATTATCAAATCTGATGTAACCTTCATCGCTTTCATCTGTATTAAATGTGACACTAACATACTCAGCATGACCGCCAGAATATCTACGCTCTTTTATCAGTTGTTTTATGACGGTAAAATCGCTGGTTTCGCCATTTTTCCTACATAGAAAGAACGTATCACTGGAAATCACTTTAGAGTCTGCAAACGCCCAGTAACTCAGCGTATATTCGGTGTTACGTTCAACTTTAATGCGATTGGAGCACATGTAAACTTCATTGCTGTCGCGGTTAAACAGAGAAAATAGATTTTCTTGCCTATTTTTCCAAAAGGAGTGCGACCAAACGATAAGTTTCCTGTCGTTACTCATTCCACCGATAGCCCAACTATCAGTGTTGTTAGGGTTACCGCTGTTGCGTACTAAATTTGTCCCACCAACCTTGATGTTATCTACCTTGCTATTAACGTTATTCACATTAATGTTCACGCTATCTAAACTAACAGACAATTTATCAATTCTAGAACTATTGGATAGTACGTCTTGCCGTGCTTGGTCTAAGTTTTGTGACGTTGTTTGTAACTGTTGACGGTCTTTGTCTGTCTGAGTTTTAAGTGATGTTACACTACCGTTTACTCTACTAATTTCATCGCTTAAATTAGGTATCTGATTAGATATGCTATCAATTCGTGATTTCATCAATTCATTAGTAGCTGATTGAGTATTAGCATTGTCCTTAAAACTCTTATCCAATTCATCAAAATCTTTTAAAGCGTCGTTAATTTTTTGCTCAACTTCGCCATTTACTGGTTGCTTGACCCATTTGCCAGTTCCATCTGATTGTCGTTCAAATATCCACAATTCAGTACTATTCCCATTAGGTTTAAACCAAACATCATTAAACTTAGCGTCTGTTGGTTCTTTAACATCAGTGTAGATATTAGTACCGTCTGGAGCTTGTCGCCTTGAGTAATTCTCAATTGCTCTAGTAAGTTCTCCAGTATATTTAACAGTGCTTGAGTCTGTTGCGTTTTGGTCTGCTTTAGATGTTGACGATAAGCCACCGTTAAAAGATATTGTGTATCCATTGTTAGGAACAACAAACACATTACCTTTCATATCCTTGAGTGAAAGCCAATCTCCAGCTTCAATTGCAGGGTTACCGAACCAATTTAATGAGAATGGATAAAAAGTAATTGTCTTTAAACTATCCCAAATACTATCTAACAACTCTTGTGTCATGATGTCGTTAGTTAACTCAATTTGACTACCATTGACGCTACCAGAATGCAGTTTATGAGTTGTTTCATTTGTTTCGCCATTATTAGTTGTTTCAACTACGTTAACATTGCATGAAATACCACCTATGATATAAGGTGCTTCATTTTTAACCAACCCTTGTTGTTCATACTCACTTGGTTCTATCGTGTAATTAGGTTCTGCTACACGTCTGATAGTGAGCTTTCCGTCTCTATCAAAACTAGCAAAGCCTACATAAAGTTGAGCTATCCAACCTATAGCAGTTCTATATGATTGCTTAGTAATAGCTTTAGATACTTTAATTGTTGGTAAATGAGCTAAATCATTAGTATTAACATCAACCTTACACATTTGAGCAATTTCAGTGATAATATCAACTGCATTAGCTGGGTAAGTCAATTTAGAAACATACTGACCTTCCATTACAACAAACTTGTCATAAGCCTTGATAGTAGTAGAATTGTTGTTTCTATCCATCTGAATTTCATCAGCAATAATAAAAACACCCAACGGAGTGTATTCAAATGTTCCACTAGGTAGCTTTATTCCTATTTTAGGCTTAACAATCATTCCACGCTTTAAGCCTTCAACTAAGTGAATGAACTTAACTGTTATGTTGTTTTCATAAGTAGAACCAATACTAAAAGTATCCCCAGTGTATCCACCAGAGTCATAGTCAAATTGTTCAATATCAGTAGCTTTATAATCAACACCATTAACATTTACAACAATATCAAGCGTTCTTTCTGCTGACTGATAAGCTAACTTAGCTTCATTAGATTGTTTGTACAAGCTATCACCTCCTTATTGCTCAATCAAATCGAATTGTAGACCGTTCCAAGTATGCTCTTGAGTTTCATTGTTAAAGCTCAACACTGGAGCGGTTCTATCTCCAACATAAAAAGTGCGAGTATTAATAGTTCCGTCCATAGGATCTAAATACTCACACTTAAAAAATTGTGGTTGAACTGCGTCTAAAATTTCCTTACATTCTTGAATTGTCAAAGGAGTCCAAGAAGCAGTTATTTTTCTTTTCGTTGCTACTCTATCACGATGCAATAAACCAGTTGCGTCACGAGTTGCCTTAGCATCTATGTCTTGAATTAGCACCGTCATTTCTTTAGGGGCTTTGACCTTTGTGCCATTTATCTTTAAATAGTACATTCATACATTCCTCCAATTACAAATTCAACATGTTTCTGCCATTCTTTTGGTTAACAGAATTAATACCTTTAATAGCAGCAGTTCCAAGCTTATCGCTATCAACTTGCAATACAACTTCAAGCGGTTGATTTGTTTGTTGATTTTGATTTGTGCCTGTCATTTGCATTGCTTGAACTAAGGCATTTACTAACAATGGTCCTAAGTTGTTCAAACCAAAGCCTTGATTTGAGAAACTGCCTTGATTGTTATCTCTTCTGTTAAAGCTATCACTAAAGCTCAATGTTCTAGTTAATTTGTCTGGCATTTGTAAACCATGACCGAAGTTAGAACTCATAAAGTCTACGGCTTGACTCATTAATTCAACTGCTCTAGGTACGTTTGTTAAAGGTATAACCATTTCTGGCTTGTTGCCTTCTCCAATGCGATACATACCATCTTTATCAATTAAACCACCTAACTCATAACCGTGTCCGTGACCGATAACACTAAGCATACCAGTAGCACCATAACGGTTTTTAGCGTAATTGATAGCAGCCAAAATGTTATCGTAACCTTTCCAAATATTGTGATGTCCTGGAAAGGCATATGCATTAAATGTTGAGTCGATAGTTTGCAGTAATCCTTTTGAAGGGTGACCTGCTGCAGCGTTAGAGTCCCAACCGTTTATAGCATGTTCGTTACCACCAGACTCAGTAGCAATCTGACGTATCCAAGCATTTACGTAAGCTGCGCTAGTTGGTAAGCCATTCTTTCTCAAAGCTTTCTTTACGGCAGATCTCCAGCCTTCAGCACCAGGTCCATTTTGCTTTTCTGAACCGCCAAACTGTTGTAAAAGTTTCTTAGCCCAGTCAAACATACCTTTCTTTTCACGTTGCTTAGTTCCGTCTAAAATACGTCTAGCACCGCCAGTAACACTTGAGTCGTCTGGAACAAATTTATTGAAGATATAATCAATCAATTTACCAGGGTGTGTAATGTCGTCTAAAATCTCATCTAGTGCGTCTGTTACACCGCTCCAAATATTACCGAACCAGTTACCCCAATTTCCCCAACCACTAAATAGGTTGCCAAAATCGAAGTTAAAGTTAAATCCACTAAAATCAATTCCACTAAACAGATTACTGAAATCAAGCTTAGCTAAACCACTTAAATCAAGGTTAAGATTATTCAAACCACTAAGATCTAAGTCAAATGAACCAATACCGCCAGCGTATTTCTTGATAGGCATTGAAACGTTTAGCTTTTCAAACAATTCACTAGCAGTATCAGAAGCTTTCTTGACTTTAGCACCTTTAGGCAACATAACAGGCAGATTTCTTACCGCTGGGAAAATACCTTGTCTACCGTCTGGCAATTGATAGCTTTCACGGTAAACATCTCCAGGTTGGTCGTTAACAATAGCAGGTCCACCAGGGTGATAATCAGTACCATTAGCCCAGAAAGACCAACTCATAGATCCAGCACCTACTTTACGTAAAACGTAATTAACACCGTCACCAACTTTATTAACGGCACTCTTAACAGGATCAACAATAGCACGCTTAACAGAGTCCATTGCGCTAGTAATTCTCCATTTGCTACCACGAATACCGTCAGCTATTCTGCCACCGATACCACTAGCCCAACTACCAATAGCGCTTAATGTTCCAGGTTGATGTTCACGTATCCATCTACCAATGTTGTTACCAGCATTTCTAATCGTCCATGACGCATTATTAACACCAGAGTTAACATGTCCCCCAATGTTTGAAGCCCAACTTCTGAAACTGTTGTTAGCCGTGTTGTAGAATGAACGAACCCAAGATGAAATTTTGTTACCAGCATTTGTAGAGTTGTTTCTTGAATTATCAGAACCAGAATTTACGTGGTCGCCAATTCTTGAAGCCCAATCTCTAAATGTTTGATTTGCTCTATCCCTAAAATCAGTTGTCCAAGTATGGATTTTTTCTCCAGCATTATTAGCGCCTTGCTTACTGTTATCAGTTCCACCATTGACTACATCGCCAATCTTGCTAGCCCAATTTCTGAAAGTCTTATTGGCAGACTCTCTAAAGTCAGTAGTCCATTCGTGAATTTTGTCCCCTGCTTTTTGTGCGAACTTCTTACCATTGTCTATAGCGTCGTTAACATTAGAACCAACTTGACTAGCCCAATTTCTGAAAGTCTTATTGGCAGACTCTCTAAAGTCAGTAGTCCATTCGTGAATTTTGTCCCCTGCTTTTTGTGCGAACTTCTTACCATTGTCTATAGCGTCGTTAACATTAGAACCAACTTGACTAGCCCAATTTCTGAAAGTCTTATTGGCAGACTCTCTAAAGTCAGTAGTCCATTCGTGAATTTTGTCCCCTGCTTTTTGTGCGAACTTCTTACCATTGTCTATAGCGTCGTTAACATTAGAACCAACTTGACTAGCCCAACTTTTAATAGCTTTAGTAGCTTCATCTCTGAAATCTGTAGTCCATTCTCCAACCTTTTCGCCAGCTTTAGTAGCTAATTTCTTACCTTTATCAACTGCTGAATTTACTTTAGAACCAATATCTCCAGCCCACTTTTGAACCGTCTTATTAGTGTTATTTATAAATCCAGAGAACCATTTACCAACATTAGCTCCAGCTTTAGTAATAGTCTTTTTAGCTTTAGTAATATTCTTGTCAATCTTAGAGCCAACGCTCTTAGACCAATCACTAGCTTTACCAGGTAAATCTTTAGCCCATTTAGTAATGCTCTTGCCCATTGTGGTATCTTTCAAGAACCAAGTGACAACACCTAATACAGGGCTTAACATAGCTGGCTTAATATCAGACCAGTGCTTTTTTAGGAACTCAGAAACATTGTCTTTAGTTTTGCTAAAGAATTTAAGTGCTTTGTTTCCAAAAGTACCATCTTTTTCAAAATAATCTTTTGTACTTTCAATAGGGTGCTTGATAAACGAACCAATCTTGCCCCATTCTTTTTTACACCATTTCCAAGCCTTACCTAAACCTTCTGATATGTGCTTAGCAATTCCATTTACAAACTCTCTAAATTTCTCATTATGCTTGTACAGTAATACCAGACCAGCGACTAAAGCAGCAATAGCAGCAACAATTAAGACAATTGGATTAGCGTCTAACACTAGATTTAAAGCCGCTTGCGCTGCAGCAACTAGTTTAGAGTTCTTAACCCAAGTTAGCATATTTGAAGCAACGTTCTTAATTGCACTAGCCCCATTCTTGACTTTAGTCCAAGACATTGAAGCTATATCCTTAAGTACTGAAGCTCCTGTACTTATCTTTTCCCAAGTAATTGAAGCCATGTTCTTAAGGTATCCTGCACCAGTTTTAACACCGCTCCAAGACAATTTAGCAATGCTAGACATTCTACTAAAGCCTTCTTTTAAGTTATCAAACTTAACTAAAGCAGTAGCACCTAAAACATCAGCAAAATCTTTGATACTCTTAATTACTCCTGCTGCGACCTTAAGTCCAAATAATGTACCTAAAGTAGCAGTGATTGCTTCAGTAGCTTTCTGATGTTTATCTATCCAACTAGATAAGCCTTCCAATGCAGCGGTCAAGAGTTTCAATGCTCCTGTAATCGCAAAACCAGCAACCTTAGCAATAGGAACAATGAAATCATTGTATAGCCAAGACAATAATGGTTTAGCAGCAGTTATTACACTATGAACAACTTTTAAAGCTGCCGCTAGTAAATTGAAGAAATCTGGCAATAACTTAGAAATTGTGAACTTGCCTAATGGTAGTAATACATGTTCATAAGCCCATGCTAGACCGTTCCACACGTCTTTTGTGACTGGTCTAATAGCTTTAAGCAAGTTATCAATAGACTTCAATAGCGGTGTGAAATCGAGTGTTTTAGCCCATTTAGCAGTATATCCAGCCATATCAGCTAAGACTTTGACTATATCATTAACCATGTCTAATAAAGTCTTAAATATTGATGTTCCTACATCGCCATGTTTCCATGCTTTATCAAATTGAACGGCAATATTTTCAACAATCTTATTTAGGTTAGTTCCTAATCTAATCAAGTTACTAAATATGCTTTCTCCAACACCAGAATTAAAAGCATTCCTAAACGATGTGGCTATGTCGTGAATTAATCTTAAAACGGCATTTAAAGCGTAAAATTGAGATTGGATTAATTTAGTTCCAGCATCGCCTTTTTCCCATGCTTGAGCAAATGCTCTACCAATATCGCCAATGATATTAAGTAAATCTGCGTATAACTGTATCAAGTTTTCAGCAGTTTCTTTACCTGTTCCATTCGTCCAAACTTTCATGAACGATTTACCGATATCACTAGCAACTCTTTCAAGCTCTTTCCAAGCGTATTTAGTAGCGTCTATTGCTACTTGTCCTTTAGCGTCCCAAGCTTCTTTCATAGGATCGAATAACTCACCTAGAACTTTCTTGAGCTTGTTAGCAAAGTCAATAGCACTTTGGAAAGCGTTTAGTGGAGCAGTAGCAAAGTTCAAAGCGTCTGGGTCACTAGCTCCACCATCTCCACCTAAATCATAATCATCAGTATCTGGAACTGATTGTTTTTCTTGTGGAGTAAATTTCTCTAGTGGCTGTTCTTGGAACTTGCTATTATCCTTATTATCATCTTGTGACAATACGTTTAATTCATCAAATCCCATTAGAGATTGTTTCAAGTCTTCGTTAGCTTTCTTAGTAGCCTCAAATTCTTCACGAGCTTGTTTGTTAGCTTCTTTAATCTTAGCGTTTTGTTCTGCGACTGCTGCAGCACCTTGTTTGTTAGCTTCTGCAATTTGTCTATTAGCTTCTTGAACTGCCTTAGCTTGTTGTTGTTGAGCTTTTTTAACTGAGTCACTAGCTTTTTTGGACGCTGAACCAGTGTCATTCATTGCTTTAATTTGAGAATACAAGCCATTAGCACCACTTCTTGAAGCGCTCAAGCTCATTCCAGTTAAAGCACTAGTAAACTGAGCTATCCACCCAGTAACCTTTTCTAAAGCGTGCATTAAAGCATTGATAGCAGGTAAAGCCACACTATAGATTGGATAGAATGCAGTCATCATATTCACTTTGATATTGTTAAGGCTTCTGCTAAATTCGGTATTAGTCTTTAAAGCCATACCGAACCCTTTAGCCATCATCATTATTCCTTGATACATCAGAGTGAACACGACAATTTGACTGGCTAACATTCTAAGTGTAAAGCGTAATCTGTTTAAGCCTTCATTTGTTCTGGATACGGCTCTACTAGAGTTATTCATTGAAGATAAGCCCCTGTTAAAGTTGCTTATTGATTGTCTAGCACTAGATAAGCCAGACCTTAGTTTCTTGAACGAATTACCTAGATTATTAACCTTAGTAGACTCATTACCTAAGTCAGTACTAATTTTAGATAAAGCAGAGTCTAGACCTTTTCCACGTTCTTCAACGTATGAGTAAGATTTAGCTAACTTGTCTTGACGTGCTATTAATCTATCAAGTTCTGCACTTTGTTTGTTATACTCACGAGCAACATTACTTACACTTCTTGTATTTCTACCATTTGAAGATTTAACTAAGGCATCGTATCGTTCTTTTAAAGCCCCAACAGATTTTCTCTGTTCATTAATAGCCATTTCATTACGTTCCATTGCATCGCTAATTTTCTTCAATGCACTAGGAATTTCATTAAACTCATCACGCATAGAGCGAGCTAAGTTTTCGGCTTGTGTCTGGTAACGTTTCATCTTAACTTGAGCGTCTTGGATTTGTGTATCAAATTTATAAGCCTTAATCTTATCGTTATCAGAATTACCTAAAGCATTCTTACGCATGGTTAACTCTTGAATTTGTCGTTGAGCATGTTTAGCTTGTGCCATCTTAGAGTTGATAGTTTCGATTAAATCGTCCATTTCAATACGTACTTTTTCAGTTTGTGATCTAATAGACTCATCAATACCAAAATCAACATCGCCTTCAGTAGCTCTCATTCTACGTAAGTTCACTTGTTGTGGTGTTTCTGCATTTTGACGGTTGAACTCAGCCCAATCTTTAGCAGAACTTTGACGGTATTCTCTAATCTTATCCATATTCACTCTAGCTTCATCAGCTACTTTAGAATTACTTTGACCGAAATTACCTGCAGAAGAAAACAAGTCTAATTGTTCATACTGATGTTTAACATCGCTAGTTGAGTCAGCTACTCTTCTGTTAGCAGAAACAACTTCATCAGACCAAGTTTTAATATTATCAGCAGTGCTATTTGCTGAGTATTTAGTCTGTTCATAGGCTTGTTGTTTTGCGTTCTCTGCTTGTGCTACAGTATCCGCTGAGCGTTGTGCTTCTTGGCTCACTTTGCTCATAGAGTTAGACATTGCATTTTCGTATTCGTTAGAGAACTGTTGAACCTTATCCATTAGACTCTTGGTCTGTTCACTAACTCTACTAGCCATCTCTTGAGTTTTCTCAAAAAAATCAGAATAGTTAGCCTTAAAGCGTACTTCAAGTTCTTCAAGTTCCACGTTACCCCACCACCTTTCTATAATTTATTTATTTTCTCTTGCGTGTTTAATCTTTTGAGCTTGTAACATCAATTCCATTTGGTCTTTCTTCCAGTCTGGAACTGGTTCTTCTTTAGGCTCAAAATCACGTAAGAATGGATATGCTTCTTCAGGACTAGGCATTTTGCTAGGTTCATTCAAAGCGTAAGCCATTAATTGAGCTAGTTCATGGTCCATTCTAGCCCTTGTGACAATCTCTTCTTGTTGTCGTTTAGTGTTTGCCATTGTTTGCATCATGATTTCATCTAACGTCATATACCAGTACTCATCAGCCCTTATACCAGCTTGTACTGCTATTGGATAGATGTCTTCAAGTAACTCAGTAACTGAGTTGTATGTTTTTAAAGAGTTGTTTCCTCTTCCGTTGTTGTTGCGTCCAGTGTTTCCGATTCCGAATTTGTCTTCGTATCCTTGCCCTTCTTGCCGAAAAAACCAGATTCTTCAAGTAATTCCATAACTACATTGAATAGTGATAATGTGTCTCCACCGTTGTCAAAGTATTTATCGAAGTTAGTGATAATATCCTTGTCTGATACACCGTGTGTTTGGTTAGCACCTTGTAGAATAATCAATACTTCGTTCACTGGTGGCATTCTATCCCCACCACGTCCATCAATAAATAAGTTCATGATAGACTTGCCTAAACGTTTTTCAATGCTTACTACAGACTTACCTGTTAATCGTAAGTCTAAATTTAAATCACCTAATTTGAATTGTTTGCCTTTTTTTAATGCTGTAGCCATATTGCCACGCTCCTTTAAATAAATTTTTATTAGATTACTCATCATAGAAAACCGTTTCTCAAAGCAATCTAAAAAAGACTACAGGAGTCGAACCTGTAGCCTTTAACTTTTCTATTTGATTAGTGGTGACCGCCGTCTCCACCTGGAGTAGCAGTAACACCAGTTGTATCAAAGTTAGGACCATCAGAAACAGTTACGTTCATGTTGAATTGAACGGCTGCGTTTGTAGATAATTGGTTTACATATACAACATAAGAGCCTTTGAATGTGCATGTTAAACCATCTGGGTATGTTACTTTGAAATCGTGTTGCTTACGGTCTCCAGAATGTGCTTGTAAGCTTTTGAAGTTCTTGCCTTTGTAAACTAATTGGAATTGTAAGTTTTGAGCGCCTTGAATACCTTCAATTTGCTTTGTGCGATCGTCTGCTAATGTTGTTACATCAATCTTTTGTGTATCTGCACCCATTTGTGGAATAGTACGAACATCAGCAACTTCAACAAATTCTTGTGTTCCATTGAATTTTACTTCAACTTTAGTACCAGTACCAGCTAACCCTTTACTTGCGTCAACTGTACCAGCAAAATTTTGTAAATTAAATTTTTCCATTAATTTATTCACCCTTTCTGATATACACGCTTGTTGATATTGTCTACAATCCCAGTAAATGTAATTGCTACTCTGACAACACCACTCAAGTCTTGGTCTCCAACCGTATTAGAAAAGCCCATAGAACTAAATTTGTCTATGAGCTTGTTTGTTACATCAGTTAGAGAACCGTTTTTATTAAATAAATCTATCGTGAAATTCCATTCTGTATCCGTTTCTTGGCCTTTCCAATCTCTAACATAAGCATTATGAGCGGTTGAAAATACTGCAGTTGGAAAGGTAGTCATTTCGTCTGGATACTTTGGCGAAACAACTTTAAAATAGTTTAAATCTCTCAAAGTTTTGTTTACGAGAGCTTTAACGTTGTATATTTCCATTCTAATCACTCAACTCTCTAAATCTCTCATTGAGATTATTCTTAAAGATATCTGGCGCTTCTTGAGCAACTTTCTCAATTGAAGGTGTGATGAATTGTCTAGCAATTTGACCGTTAGTCCGATAATAAGTTTTGCCATTAATCTTGATTTTAGGCATTCTATAAAGCTCATTTAAATCGACGTCTACTTTGTCAGCTGGAATGAACCACGGTGTTTGACGATAACTAATAGTAACGTTTTCTGGCAAATTTTTAGGTGACATTTCACCGTTTCTACCTGTACCAAATTCTCTATAGATTGCTACAGGGTCTACATTCCACCAACGACCAATGACTGAATTATCACTCATCTTTATTTCATGTCTAAAACTTCTGGCTAACTCTCCACTAGAATACTTAACACTAGATTGTAATTCTCTTTGTGCATATCCTTCAGCTTTTTCTATTACAAGTTCTTGTGAGTCAGCTACAGAGTTCTTTAAGACATCTGGCAACTTATTTAGCTTAGATACTAATTCATCTAAACCATGTATCTCATAACTAATCATTGCTATTACCTATAATCTTTTCGAGCATAATATTTTTGTGCGTTTTGTAGGTCTGAATAGAGATTATTTTGTAATCTGGTTCGCTATCTTTATTAGCAAATAAGCAAACACCCACGTTTTCATCCCTATTCTCTACAATATCGTCGCCTTGATACTTACAAGACTTAACATACTGTAGATTTTTACCATACACTTGAGCGTTGACTGTTCCACCAGCATTTTGAACATTCATTTCAACTTCAACAGGTTCGCTCCAGTCTACAATTTCATAGCCTTCATCGTCTGTTGTAGCTACTTTCTTCTTCAAATATACGGTAGTTAAATCACGTCTACGTAAACGCATGTTAAAGTCTCCTTGTTCTTACAACTCTGTAAGGATTAAGGCTTGCTCTGATATTTGCTGGAATACCAGTTTCAAAATCACGCTCTACTCCACCTTCAACACGCTTAGTTTCTCCTTCATCATCTAGTTGGTTATACATAACAATTGCTAACCTTTTAGCAGATATAGCAACAGGCATAGTTAATCTGTCTCTACCTGTATAGTCCAAACATAGTTGAATAGCGTCATCAAAACAATCAGCTAGGACTTCATCGCTAGACTCAACATCTAGCCTTTTATAAAGCTTATCTAGCTGAGTTTGTTTAATCTCTTCTGGTGTCAATTAAACCACCTACTTTTTAGACTTTGTTTCAGTCTCTTCTTCTGTTTCAGTATCATCAACTAACTCTTCAAAAATATCAGTTCTAAAGTAATCTTTAGCGATACTAAACTCAGTACCTTTCTCATAACGTTTGCCATTATGATAAACAGGCATATCAGAAATTACTCTAACTTTCATGTTGTTCCTCCTTAGTCAGGTAGGACTTTACCTTGAAATACTTCATTAACCGCTGCGAATGCTGGTAAAGCAACTGCAGAAGCTTTTTCCCATGTTCCAATAGGATCTTTGGTTTCTGTGTAAATCATATCAAACACATTACCAGCGCTAGATGTGGATACGTCACCACCGAAGTAAGCTAATTCTTCTGGTGTTGGTCCATAAACCTTGTTTCCTAAGATGTCATCATTCATCAATACAATGCGATTTTCTGGGAAATAGCGGTGTTGCTTGCCATTTACATCACGATATTTAGCATCGTATGTACGAATTACTGGTAAGCCTTGTGCTTGCATAAATGCGTCAAAGTCTGCTTGTCCTAAAACTCTAGTAGAGTTACCGTATACTGCTTGAATGATTTTAGGGTTAGTTGTGATGTGGCGGTATACCTTACGTGATGTTAAAGCACGAGTTGGAGCAACGTCTAACTTATCAGCCCAACGAATTAAGTCATCTAAGATAGTTGCGTCTTCTGCGTCCCATGTCTTAGATAATGCTTCTTGATGATCTGTTGGAACTTTATAATCAAGTTCAATACTCAATGAACCATCTTCATTTTCTAGCTTAGTCTTACCTGTTGCTAAAACGTCCATAGTCATCTTTTCAACACGAGCTAAAATACCTTGATTTAAAGCGTCAAAGTCTGCGTAAACCTTGCTCTTCAAGTAGTTTAATTCTGCTGGTGTACGTGGATTTAACATAGCGTATAAATCTTGTTCCTTGATTTGCATCTTACGCTTAATTAATGCAAGTTCTAGTGCAGTCTTTTCTGCTTCACGACTACCAATTTCAGATTCTGCGTCAAAAGCTGATACACTAGCGATAACAGGAACACGAGATTGACGTGATAGTACGTCTAATTTTAAAGAATTAATTTTTGTTGCTGGGAAAAGTGTATCCCCTAGCATTTCTGGATATTGACGATTACCTGTGTAATCAATTAAATCTGATTGTGTAAACAAATCATTGATTGTTGTCATTAACTTTCACCTCTTATTTTTATTCAGCCGCCTTATCAACGAACTTGATTTCTTTTAGTGCAGTAACTGCAGTTGCTTCTGGTGCTTTTGGTAAAGCTTTAGATTTGATATAGCCTTCAACAATAACTGGTACTGGTTGTGGTCCGTTTGTTACATCAACTTCATCTAAAGTAATACCAATTGCTTTAGCGTCGTTAGTAGGATATACAGAACCTGCTGGAACTACCTTACGTCCATCTTTGCCAGTAACAACTGCATAATTTGTACTATCTACTTGTTTTGTAAAAGAAATATAGTGTGACGATGCTAAAAAGTTAGTTTCGTTAACTTTAACATCAGCGTTAACATAAGCCATTTTATGACCTCCTTATTATTTTGTACTCCAGAAGTCTGATGTTTTTCTGGAATTTTGTTGATTAAATTTATCTGCCACTGTTTTACCAACAGAAGCTTTTGTTTTGGAACTCTCATGATAGTTGCTAGATGTATCACCCAAGCGTTTGTCTACTGCTTTTTGAACAGAAGCAAAGAAAACATCGTGTAAGTTATCATAAGCCTTGTCTAGTTCTTCTGTATTGGATAGTAAGTCATTACCTAAAACAGAAATTAAACCAGCTGGCATATCATCTTCGCCAAACTTTTGAAGAATGTTAGAGCGATTTTCAACAATTGTAGCTTTACGGTTAGCTTCATCGAGTTGTGCTTGCAATTGTTTCTTATCGTACTCAGCCTTTTCTAAATCAGTCATAGAGTTGTAATCTCTCTTACGCTTAGCTTCTCTTTTAGCTTTCTCATCATGAGTTTGAATAGCCTTTTGAATTTTTTTATCCAAAAAAGAGTCTAGCTCTGATTGTGTTTTGAACACTTTAAAAGGTTCTGTTTCTTCGTTTGTAGGTTCATCAGTAGTATCAGTATCTGTAGCAGTGCTTTCAGCTCCTGTATCTTCTGAACCACTTTCTCCACCGTCTGCAAATGCTTGAATATCAAATAAAAATTCATCTAGTTGTACTTCATTTAAATCCATATAAAACACCTTTCTAGCCCACAACATGCTTAAAACGGCATAAAAATAACGCTCTACACACACCACAAAAGCCCATGTAAAACGTCTGATAATTCCTATTTAGTTTTAAGCACATCATACACTTATTAGATTTAGATAGTTTAACGACTTGTCCAGGTCAAAGCATTATAAAATCATACTCAATAAAATAAATACTATTGCTATAAATCCTATGATAGTTAAACACCCACAACCACAACAATTATTCATCAGCATTACCACCTTTAACAATCTTTTCCCAATCTCTATAATTCTTAGTTTGGTCTATTTGAAACTCTTTTGACCTATCAGCAGTCCTAGCGGTTCTAGTACCTGTATAAGGCGAGTTTTTAAGATAGATAGTAGCTACTGTTCTACAAAAAGGGTGGAACGGTGGATAATTAACACCTATGGTAGCTTCTGATACGTCAAAAATCTTACCGTCGATACTACGACAAATCTTACTTGTGCGATTATCCAAGACCGCTACAAGTTGATACTGTTTGACGTTTCTTTGTTTCCATGACTCCAACTTAGTTTTGTTGTAAAAGAAATTGGCTTCTGTTCTAATCAATCTTGAAGCTTTATATCTACCTACATCAAAACGTTCTTGTATCCTGTTTATCATTTTCCTTTCAGTCATACCAGACATTTCACGAGCAGTAAACAGTTCCTTTAGTTGCTTAGCTAAGTCATCAGTGTTTTTCCAGATACGTTTTGAGTATCTAGCACCTTTCCATTGAGTATCTAGTGCCTTTTGAACGTATTCATTAGGTAGCTTCTTAACCGTTCTAATTGGTTCATCTGGTGTTACATCAACCTTAGCGACTGTTTTAGATGTCTTAGGGTTAACAATCTTAACTTGTTTCTTTTTAATATCAACCTTAGGAACATTACCTTTAGGATATAAGTCATAATCTTTTCTAGTCTGATAGATTATACTTTCTGTTTCTGCTTGTTCCCAAGCCCTGTTGATAACTTCTGTGTACAAGTCTGTATTTTGTTTTAACTCAACTGCTCCAGCTTGCTTAGCAGATATATACGCTTTGAGTTGTAGCTCATCTAGCCTTGTTATTCTGCTCTTGGCTGATACTTGGTTAAGATACCTTACAACCAAATCTCTATCTTCTTTGACTGATATATCATCAGCTAAAGCCTTGAGTGTTACTAATTCACTGGGTGATATCCTAGTGTTTAAAACATCTTCGATATACTTTTCAGAAGTTTCTTGACTGAAGTATCTATGATAGAGCCTTGATGTTTCTGATGTTAGATAGTTCTGAGCTATTGTGTAAGCTCTATTGATTACTACTAGCTTTTCAGTAACATCGTCTTGAGTTTTTTGTTCTTCTTCAATTTGTCTAATCTGCCAGTAATCAAGTTTGCTTAGGTTATATCTCATACTCATCAACAACCTTGATATAGTCTGGATACTGCTTAGCTAACTGTTTGATAGAACGAATGAAACTCCAAAGCAAGACATAAGTACCTCTATCAGAAGTATCAAAAAGAACGTTATAATTTCCATCTTCATTACTTTTAACGTAAGACTCTGCATTATAGATAGTATGTTGTACTAGCGTTGATACTGCAGAACACACAATATCTTTGCCTTTTGGAGCATAGTTAGCATGACCTGTAATTACAACTCTAGCACCGTTTAAGTAATCATCAGTTATTTTCACTAGTATCATCGCTAACATCTCCTTTACTATCATCAACAATCTTATCTGGTTCTTGTGATGCTAATGCTTTTTGCTGAAGATTGATGTTATCTTCTTTTTCCTTGTTTAACATATCAACAAGCTCTTGTGGATCGTTCGTACCAGGTAACCAACCTAAAGCAATCAATTGTGGAATTACACCTTCTGCGTTCTTGATGTTATCAATAATGTTACTCATGTTGACTGGTATGTTAGGGTTAATTGTGATGTTAGCCCCTGTACAATCAACTTGGTTTCCTTTAATGTTCAAGAATGTTTGTACTAACTGTAATCTTCGTCTGATACCACGAGTAAGATATCTTTGTTTTGTAGCTAAGGTTTGAAGTAGTCCAATAAGCTTGTACTTCATAGCTTCTCCACTTGTAGTACCAGAAAAGTTTTCATCGTTTAAGTTAGGTACATAAGTCGTTTTGTGTATGTTATCTTCAATTGCCTTAGCTAACACTTGCGTATCTGACTCACTCAATGTCTTAGTTAGATACTCAGCCGTTACACCGTCTTGACCTTTGCCAGCAGGAAACTCAAGTACACCGTCTTTCAAGTTTGCACTATCATCAAGAGTAGCACCGTAAATAGCTAGAATAGCGTCAACGAACTTGTTTTTGTCTGTAAGTCTATCAGATTGAAGTCTGTTATAAGCGTCAATCAAAGTGATAGCTTGCTCAAAGTCTCCTTGTTTCTCTTCATTGTTACGATAAGCAACAACAGGAACGTCTTTGAAGTAGTGCTTGGTAGTTTCTTTATAAGCAATATTGCTATCGCCTAGAATGCTGCCTACTTTAGTTCGATAAGTGATAATGTTTTGCTTTGTAAAAATTGTTATCAAGTATCCATTGCTTGCACCATTTAAATCATGTTTTTCTTGGTAGTAAATAGCAAATAGTGGGTTATGGTCTAAAGTGTCATCAGTAACAACAACTATCCCTCTAGGGTCAATCTTACCTATTTTAACCTTAGAAACTTCATCTTCTTTCTGAACGTACAAAAGTTCATAAGCACAACCGAATACAGACAAGTCTTTCTCAAGCTCTGTATTGTGTGCGTCGATATCCATGTCTTCAAACGTATCCAGTACAGGTTGAATGTTTTTACCTTTGCCTGGTGCGATTGAAATAGGGTTACCAGTAGTAAAACCTACCATGATATCAGTGATGTACTTAGCGTTGTTTACCATGACTTTGGTATCTTTACTGTCGTTTTGATTATAGTCAAATGATGATATTTTCTTACTTAAGATATCTTGATTTCCTTCATAGTAATCTTCAAGCTTGTCAAAACGTTCAATACGTTTCTTTTGTTGATTAATCGCATAGTTGATTACATCAAAACTAGGGTTAGACTCATCGTCTAGCAAATCTACATCGATTGATACTTCACTGCCACGCTCAGCAGACTTCAGTAAGTTTGTTATCTCCAAATAATCACCTCCAATAAATTTTTATAGCCAACTTGGACGTTTAGAACTTTTAACGGCTCTGTTAAGATGTGCGTTGTATACCGCGTATCTCATAGCGTCCATAACGTCATCATGTAACTTAACAGGTAAGCCAGACTTTTCGTCCCAAACATACATATAAATTTCATTTAGAAACTCATCTATCTTATCTTGATTAACTTTAAATTTCCCTTGTTTTATCAGTGTTGCTACAGACTCAATACCACTTAGGATATCTTTCTTCGCATTGTAGCATTTAAAGCCTTCTTGTCTAAATCTAGCAACATGTTCTGGTCTAGCTGAGTCAGCCCAGAAAATTATGTCGCCATACTTTTGCTTGATACGTTTAGCAACACTCACCCAGTAATCAATCTCTTGATGTTGAGCAGTATACTCACGTACTAGATATGTGTTACCTTGTCTATCATCGCCTAAAACAACAATAGAGCCTTTGTGTTCGTATCCCCAGTCAACTCCTGCGTAATAGCTTAAGTTGTTAGGAACTTCTGCATCAGACACAAGCATCGTATTTTTATCAAAGTCTTGATATACCATACCTTCGCTACTAGCCCAAAGACCTAAGATACTTCTGTCATAGAACATTCCACTAGGTGTACCAGCTTTCTTTCTTTCGATATATACAGGATCTAAAAAAGTGTTATCGTCCATTGTAAAATGAAAACTTATGATACCAGCTTTAGGGTCTGTATTATCAATGTAGTTTACTTTCAAATAATGTGTTGGTACGTCTGGGTTTGTATCTCCAATCACTCTAGCGCCTTTAGCAGAACAACGGTTTAGAATTTCTTCAAAAACTTCTTGAACGGCTAAAGAAGCTTCATTCACGTAAGCACCGTAAGCGGTCGAACCACGAATAGCACCAAGTCCAGCAATTGAGCCTGTAAACGTCTGTACTATCTTGACTCCAAACAACTTAAAGGAATTGTGTTTATCGAACTTAAAACGCAAGCCATACTTGTTTGTGAGTTCCTGCAGCACGTTGTTTTGTAATGATTTACTAGAGTATCCAGCAAGGATATATAAAGGTTCTGATACACCGTCTATATCTGCTTGCTTTCTAACTCTGCGTAACTCCATTAAAAAAGCATCGTTGTCTACTACAGTTTTACCAGCACGAACTGCACCATAGTTTATCATCAAGCGCCAATCATCACGTTGTAAAGCTTTCAGAACTTCAATCTGCTTTGGAGTATAAACATCACTTATCATGCTTATCATCTCCTTTTACAGTGTCGTCAATCTTATCCAGTAACTTAGATACTTTGTCTTCAACTTCATCATCAGTGCCAGACATGAGCTTGATTTGTGCTTCTGTTCGTTTGATTTCTGACTTAGCTTTCTCAATTTGTGCTTTAGTCAAGTTTTCTTCAAGCTTGCTTGCATGGATATCAGCGTACTTATCACGCCAGTTGTTTTTCAACCAAAAGATAATCGCCGTTGTGTTTCCTTGTGTCGCTTTCTTGAACAGTGCGTTCTCAACGATAAAGTTAGCTTGCTCTTTGCCAACTTTTAAAGCACGCATAATCTGTACATGGTTCTTTTTCCAGTTCTCAAGTGTTCTGGGTGCTATACCGATATTCTTAGCAATTTGCTCATCAGTCAGACCATTACGTTTCCAGCCTTGCAATAGCAATAAATTTTCGTCCTCTAACCACTTTTGATATCTGCCAGTTGCCACAAACTAACTCACCGCCTTTCTCTATAATCATCGTGTTACTTATCTAAATTGATTTCTTCGTTATATTTGTGCTTGTGTCAAGTGTTTGTTTAGTTGGATTAACAACTCTATAATGTTTAAAGCTACCATCAAAATTCTCAGGTAAAGTTAAATCATTATCAGCTTTAATTTTAGCTGCTGCACGACGAATCCGTTCACGTGAAATTTCATCAATAGATTTAAAACCTGCTTCATAGGCAGCCTTCCCACCTTTTGTTGGTACTTCCTTACCATCGCTATTTACTGTATAAGTTTTTTCAGGTAGTTGAACCATGATGAAATTATTATTTAATTCTAATTCAATATTTGTATTTAACAC